TTTATCTTGAAGCCCTGCCAGCATATCCCGAATCGTCATCGTATCCGGCTTCGCTTCCGCTTGCGGTGCTTGGATTTGCCTTCCCTCTTGGGTACGCTTCCAGCCCCTTTGCTTCCAGCCATTGACATTCTCATCGGAATTTGCTACATTTGAGTAAGAAGAGCTCTCGCGAGTTGATTTGGCGAATGTATCCTTTATTGGATCGAGTGTCATTGGACGGCCGCTGAGAGCTCTTTTTTTTGTTGGGCTTAATTCATAAACTACCAGTTCTCCTGCATCCATAGACAACTGTTCCTGAGTTTCCGATGCAGTAATCGACAATACATACTGATTACCGTTCATTTCAATAGGCACAAAAAAGCGATAATAATTTTCTATATCCGCCTTCCTGCCCTGCTGATTAGTATTAGTTGTTTTTTCTACAAACACACTATTTTCAAGGATTTCAGTAATACCTCCCAAACTGCCACTCACGACTGCACGATTTGCAGCCCTGCTCATTGGCGCTGACCGTGCTATATGCTTAATACCCCCACTTGTAGTCGGCAAAGTAATGAATTTCTCAACCTCCGCTTTTGGAACACTGATATTTTCACCCATCAACTCCCGAAGCGTCGTTTCTAAGTCCTTATTACTTACTGCTACCCCCTCTTGCACATACCCACTCAAATCCACCACCGGCACCACATCATCTAAATTAATATCCGCTGTAATCGGTTGATTATAGCTTGCCGTTGTAGTTTCTCCATAGTTGCCCTGACCTTCTTGAAGCGATAAGGCTTCCATCCCGCCTTTATAGCCCCCCAAATGAAGATGCAACCCCGTACCCGCATCATGATAAAGCACCTCTTCAAAGTAAGCCTGATAAGCCTCTTCCAATTCAAGTCGCTGAGATTCCTTGCCCGCCGGGATATAAATATCAATCGCATCCCCATGAGTATGGTAGCTATTCGCTGCCCCGCCCACACTCGCATTATGCTCAGCACTACGGTAGCCACTAGTTATCAAAGAGCCTTCTTCCAGCCCAAACCGCTTTAAAAGCCCACCCACATAAGGCAGTGCATTTTGAAGTTCCGGCTTCAAATTCCCCATATCCGGCGAATCGCCCTGACTCAGCGGAATCTCATACTTGGCCTGATCCGACGACACCGTCACCTTATTATCCCGCGCCCATTGCGCCGGCGAAATTCCAAATTGCTCCGACCTCGCCAACAAGCGTTTACGATAAGCTTCCGAAGTTCCCTTCGCCTGTTCTTCCGAAAGCCCGGCACGAATCAGATCATTATGCATCTTCTCAGCCGCCCTTTGGGCTTCCGCATACTTCCTCGATACCCGGATCGGATCATCCTGACTTTTTTCAAGAGCCTCTTGCTCCACCTTTGCCTCAGCCGACGATAATTCATTCAATTGGTATCGTGCAAGTTCATTGACCTTCTGTAGCCCTTCCGGATTCCCCATAAATGCAGTTGCCACCTGCCCGGTCTGCACATTGATTTCCCCATTGTTTTCAATTGCACTTTCCAAAGCTTCCGGCGCAATTCCCATCTTTTGGGCGATTTCTGCCGATTGACCGCCAAAAGTCTGATTAAAAGACCGAGCCGGAAGCACCATCACCCCAAGCCCCACATCATCCGCCACCGCTTGCACTTCGTTCCCGAAAGTAGCCACCTCAGCCGGATTGCTTGTATCCACCTGTGAAGCCACTTCCGCCATCTTCGGCAGAAATTGCTCCACCGACCGTGTTCTTTGGATATTATGATAACCGCTGTAGCTTGCCATCGGAGCTCCTGCACCACCAAAGATAAATCCCGCGCCGGCACCAGCCATCCCGCTCTCAAAAGACCTTGCCATCCTTTCCTCGTCACCGACCAATTCAAAATTCGTACCGTACTTCTCATTACTTTCCGCCAAAGCATCATTACTAAAAGCAATATTAAAATACTCCTGAAAAAATTCTGTCGCCCCTTCCGTAAAAGCACTTTCGCCGATTGTGAAAGTAAAGGACTTCATCGCCTCTCTCAGCCGCGCCGCTTTAGTTGGGTTCTTTATTGCTTCTTTAAGCGCCCCCCTCAAGTTAAATACATTCCCCGTCCTAAATTGTTTCGGCACAAAAATCTTACCCAGCCCCGGTACAATCACCGCATCCGCCGTCAGCTCCAAAGAGCTCTCCACCAAAGCAGTCACATGAGCAAGCTTCAACAAGTCCTCTCCCTCAAAGCGATTCCCTTTATCATCCCGTACCTGAGAAAAGTCATTCGCATTCAGCGCATAAAGCTCATTATAGATCCCCTTGCCCGCCATACCGGCACTCAGGACAGGTGCCGCATAATTCGCCGCCACCACACTAGCTCCACCGGTCATTGGCCCTGCCAAAGCACCGCCGCCCCTTACTACTACATTAGTTAGCCCCGCAGTCACCGCAGCCTTTCCGGTCATCGGGAAGCTCTCCACCGCCGCATCCCAGCCCCGCCCGATAAAGCCCAGATCAGACCTCGGCGCATAGTATTCCGAAGCCACATTGATTTCCTGCTGCTGTTTATCCATATCCGCCGTCACAAAGCCCCCATTGGCGATAATGCTCTCCCCAATATTTACCTGAGCTTTATTGAGATCCCACCTCCGGCTCGGTTCATAAGTCCTTATTGATTCATGAAATCTACGCCACCACGATTGATCTTCCGGCGATTCCAACTTGATATACCGATTCTCCGCATACTTCCTCGTTCGAGGATCCGCATAAATCATACCGGTCATCCCCAGCCGCTCCGACTCCTTCGCACGCTTTACTCCGTACTCCGGATTCCGATAGCGCAAATCCTCAATCTGATTTTCATGCCGCCTCTCAGCCTTCCCAAGTGCAAGTCCGTAGGAAATACCTTCCTGCCTTGAAATACCTTCCGCCAGCCCCTCTTTACTCCGGAGAAAATTACCTGTACTAAAATACTTTTTGAGAAACTCCGGATCATGTTCCGGCATTCTTTTCTGAGGAATTTCCGCCGAAAGCGTAGTTTCCGCTGATTCCTGCTCAATATTCCCCAGTCCAATTTTTAAAGCCAAAGTCTATCACTCCCCACTTCTCGGATGTGCTTCATCAATAATTTCCTGAGGCGACTTATCCAAGCTCTCCCAGCGGCTTTTCGGCTGTTCTTCCAACTCGTATGCCCCTTCAAAGGTAAATTCTCTTTTTGTCGCTTCCCGATATCCCCTAAAATCATCCGGATATATTGCTGAGGCAAATTCCTCAAATTTAGTATAAAAAGTATCTTCATCAGCAATTTCTACACCCAAGCGTCGATTCATCTCTGTAAATCTTCCCATCGCATCCTGATATGTATCCCGATTATCAAAAGCACTAAATGTTTTTTGAGCTATCCGCTCCACTACATTCGCTTTTGTATCCTTGTTCCACAAAGCCCCATTGCGCTCCGCCGGCACCATCGAATCTACCGAGCTTTTAATTTGCTCAACTACCGGACCACCCACTCTTGTTTTCAAATCTTGTTCTTTACCTGCTCGCAACCTTTCATGTGGAATAAAATTATCCGCCTTATAATTCTTTTTCTCAAAAACATCGTCTGCCCTCTTATACACATCATCCAAAGAGCCCAAAGAATCATCATCATTGATCAAAAATACCGCCCGATCCAAATCTTTCCCCTTGAGCCCCTTACTCTCAAACCAAAGCTTCGCTGCCGCGGCAAATTCTTTCCGCTGTTTCCCTTTCCCGCTGTTTTCAGAAGTTCCCAATGCCACAACGCTGTTATTATAAGTTTCCATAGTGATTAGCCCTTTGGCCGCCATCTGCTCCAAGTCACTACGAGTCAAAGTCCCATCAGTTAAGCCGTTTTTGATTCTGACTTCCGCATCCGGATCATCGTGCTTTGCATTCAAAGCTTCTACCAAGCCCCGCGAACGATCCAATACAGTTTTTGTACTATCCGGCGGCAGCCCTAAGCCAATCACTGCATTACGGATAAAGGAATCCCTCTCTGCCTCCGAAGGAAAAGTCCGCCTACCCAGCTCCGCCGCCAGATAATCAAAAGCCTTATCCTCAGTTTCTGCCTTTTTATAGTCCGCAATTTTTTTATTCTTTTTATAAGTTTTAACCAATACCGGATGAATTTTACCCTTCTGTGCCTGAGTCAAGTCACTATCCGCCAGCCGCTTCTCAGCTTCCCCCAAGCTCCCTACTCCATCCAAAAGAGAATTTACCGTATTTGAAATAAATTGCGCCTCCTTCGCTCCGGCGACTTTATCCAAATACCCCGAAGCAGTCACCTCATCAATCAATCCCAATTTCTGAAATCCTTCCACGCTTGCGGTAAATTTATCAAAATCCACCTGCCCATCCACCGGACTCGGCTCCAAAATCTTAGAAAGATACTTACCGGTCAGCGCAATATCCCGATTGCGGATCGCCTGAGTGACAAACTCTTCCCCCTTGTTTCCGTAAAGCATCCGAATATTCTCCGCATCCTTATTCCGAAGCCCCACCACATCCGCAATAGTTACATCAGGATTCACCATCTCGTTATCGGTATTTTGAAAAGAAGTTTCCAGCACCAGCGACTTATTACTCTCCAATTCCTTGACCTCATGGGTTCGCATGACATTCATGGATGTAGTAGTCGTATTCATCGCCGATAAAGTCGCCATCTCCATCGTTGGCCGATACTTGATTTTTGACTGACCGATTAGCTCAGTAATTCCCGATTTTAATTCCTGATGGTATCGCTCCGCCACCCCTTCGGCCTGCCCAAGCTGATTCTCATTTCTGTATTTAAGCTCCAATTGGTTCTTAAAATCCGCAATTTGATTATCCAATTCAAGCCGCCTTACATTATCCTTCTCCTGTTCTTTTTCCATATATACCTTCGCCACATTCCCCAAAGCCGCCCCGATCTGCCCCTGACTTTTGATTTCCGCCTCAAAAGCCGCCATATTATTCTGCACCTTCGCATTCGTCACCGTCGGCCGCACCACCGACCCATTAGACGCTAATGTAATTCTCGGCATCTTCTTACCCCCTTCTCAAAAATTCCACCAAAAAACCGCCCTAAAAAGAGCGGTCTTTTTAAAATCCCTATATGAAATTAAGCCAACTTCGTCAAATCACTCGCATCAAGATTCATTCTAAATGAAATCAAGTACAAAGTATCCCCTATATTTGGTGTCATCGGTGCCCTCGAAAGATGCCTGTTCTCCCCATAATCCACCCTCAAAGCGTGCTCGTATGCCTCGATGACCTCCAGAAAAGCAGTCGCCCGCCTCTTTAATTCCCCCACTAGCCGCTCTTTCTTCTCCCTGATCTGATCATCCGGATCTACCTTCGCCGGCAAGCCATACGACCCGGTTCGGCGAATCGAAGGAAGCACTTCATGAGTGACCCAACGCTTAAACTTCTTCGCCTCAGGCTTACGACTACCGAGAATTAAATTATATAATCCGAACTCGTTAACTATGTTGACCGTCCCTTGACGCCCTAGTTTAAAACTAGACCGTTCGTCAAACTCCAAATTCTTCAAGGCATGTGTCACATTTACCACATCTAACACACTACAAACGTCCGCCGCAACAAACCAAATTTCACCATTCTGTAAAACCGTCCGTACCTGTTGAGTGTCATAGTTAAAAATTTTAGTTAATTCTTTCATCAGCGCATCCTCCTAAATATAGTTTGATACACCTGCCTAGAACTGATATAATTAATTTACCAGTTTAGGCTGGTGGCAAGAAAAAGAGCCTTAGTTTTAGCGAGCAGGGGCTCTTTTTCATTTACTGAGTTCTTCGTAGACCTTCTGAATTCCTAAGCTGATTACCGCTGTCCTTGTCATCCCTGTTTGTTTACAGCAATAGTCAAGCATCTCAACTTCATCATCAGTCATTCTGATTCTAGTGTCATTCCGCTTAGGGTTTGTTGTCGGTCTACCCATTTTTTTGTCAACCACTTCATCACCTCACTTTTGGTTACACGTTAATTATACTTATGTGTAACCAAAAAGTTAAGAGGCAATTTTTTTCGTACTTTTCACAAGGGTGTCGGTTAAAACGACACCCTTCAAATTTGAAAGAGATTACTACTCATGATACAATATTTCATGAGCAGTAATGCTCGGGGGTAGAACAGTCGTAATCTTTGATGGGAGTGCGGCTGTTCTATTTTTTTATGTCGCCTTTCAATTTTTTAATTCCTCGCCTCGTGGCTTCCATTTGATTGACTTTCTCTTGTTCGCAATATTGGTCTAAAACCGCCTTTGCTTCTTCGTCTAGCCTAATCGTGATTTTATGAGGCTTTGGATTCGTTGTAGGGCGACCTATTTTTTTAGTCATTTTATCACCTCGCTTTTTGACTGTCTTAATTATATAATTTTGACAGTCAAAAGGCAAGAGGCAATTTTTTCATACTTTTTCTCAAGGGTGTCATTTCAAATGACACCCTTCAAATTGGTTTCCGCCTTTTGTAAGGATGGGATGTTTCGTCCCACCCTTGCAATGGCGCACAATTGTTTTGTGCGGTTCATCTCCTAAAAATTACCCAAACCCCGGAAAAGCACTCGGATTCAATCCCGCCCATGCCATACTTCCCGAGGTATTCCCCATGCTTCCCGGCGTTATATTCAAAGATTTACTTGTAGTTGAGCTTGCCGACTTCGCTGACGCGGCTCCTTTTTTCAGTCCATAAAGACTTGTAGCAGTGCTTAGTATCGCATTCAAGCGCCCTGCCTTTTTAATTTTCTTCGCCGCCGATTTATTGGCTCTAGCCGAAGCCTCGTAATTTTCTATCTCCTGCCTCAGACCATGATCCGCATTAAAAAGATTCTCCCTGAGAGTTTCCGAATCTCGCCGATACATCGCCTCGTTCGCCTTTGAAGCATCAAAAGCCGTACCGCTCGATCCATCCACGCCACCGGCTCCCATTGCGGCAGTATTTCTTCCCTCAATTAGATTCCTTCGGGCTACCAATTGCCGCCGTTCGCTCAAATTCTGAGTATTGACCTGCTCTCTTTGCCGCCCGACAATCGACGCATTCTGCAAATCACTCTGTGCCTGTGCCTGATATGCCGCCGCCTCTGCCTTTGATTGGTTGTATTGACCTACTCCCTGTGCCACCGCCATCGCCGCACCTACCATAAAACCCATTTTCTCATCCCCTCGCTTTCTCCATCGTCCACCCCTGCACTTCTACCCCATTTATGGAAAATTTCTCTCCCAGCTCCCCGCCAAAGCTCTCCACCCAGCGAAGCGCCTTCGGATAGCTTGTCGGCACCACGTTATAAATCATTCCATATTTAGCCACCCAATTTTCCGCCACCGAGCGGCTCCACTTCACAAATTGGAGTTTATACTTTTCAATCTCCGGACTTCCCACAAACCACACACAAGCCCCTTTCGTTGCCTCGTAGCGCACTGCCCCAAAAGCCCCGATTGGCTCATCGCCGACCATCACAAAAAAAGCCTCTGTTGATTCCGCCAAAGAATGTACCAGCCCGATATAGCCATCCGGCATCCCCACAATCCGGCACTCTTCCCAATCCGCTTTTCGCATCGCCACCGCCAGCTTTTGTGCATTCTCTGACTGCAACCCGCTATATTTTTCAAAACGAAAATTCATCACAGCACCACTTCCCGGACAATAGCCGATAAATTAAAGGGATACGGCTCATCATGCACGATTACTACCTTGCCGGTCTTATTCGTATCCTGACTTAATACAACTTCCTCATAATTTGTCACTAGCTTCAAAGTCAATTCCGGCTCCAAATTATTACCGCCGGCCCTTGTCAAATCAAAAATCGGCCGCTTCTCCTGCTCATCTTCCGTATAGACATCGCCGCCAAAAGAATGAGTCAACCGCAAAATTGCCCTATTAACCGTCTTTTCCTGCCCCTGTGTACTTCCTCTATCCTTAAGCTCCGCATGGACGTCCGGAAGCTCCACCTTCATCCGATAAGGAAGTCCAATTACCGCCCGCTCAAATCCTTCCGGAAGCTCCACCGTGCCATCTTCTCCTACCAAATAGCCCTCTTGAAGAAATAAACTCCGATCCGCCACTACCTGAACCCGCTCGCCGATTAAATGATTCAACCCGGTAATTTTCTTCATTCGTCCGGGATTTTCAAGTACCACCGCCGAATCCACCATTACATGATCCGCCGGAACATCACTATTCGGATTCATCGCCAACCGCTCAATGTACCTGACTTCTTCCCCATTAATGACCCGCTTCACAATCCCATACACCGTATCGGCGCTCTTATCCGCAACCGAGGCCACATACTCAAATTGCCCCTTTGTTTCTGCACAGCTCCAAGCGAAAACATTCTGCTCCCTTACATAAGTCAAGCACAGTAGCATCCCATCATCTCGGACAAAAAAGATCATACTGTCCGGCTCCTGAGCATAAGTCGCACAAGTAAATCCATGATCCTTCGTCAAATGCTGCACATAAATACTCAAATTATCGCCGGTATAATTATCGCTTTCAAAGGAATAGCCCATATCCCGCACCTTACCGCCGCGCCGTTGGATATACACAATCCGATTCCCAATGTATAAAGGCTCCACGATACTACAGCCCCAAGCGGTCTGCATTCGTGGGTTAATATCCGTCGGCGTAAGCACCGTTGCCGCACTCACCAGCCACTCATTCCCGGAAGTAAATAAAATAAAATCCTGTGAAGTAATCATATGCCTCACATCAAATAGCTCTCTTGCAATCAAATTCACCGCAATCGAGCTATCATCCGTAATATTCCCCTCGGTAATCGCCGTATCAAAATTGGAATAATCCCCGGTCTTAGACCACCACACCCCGTTAGGCTGGTTATTTGTACCTGCAAAAGATAGCCGATCCTGAAAGAAAGCCAAGCAAACCGGATACCCGTGCCGCCCGCTCCACGAACTCAAATACCACAAGTCTGTAGCCTCATTGCTTCCCAAAGACTTCACAATCTCCGCCAAAGCAATCGTCGGACTCGATACATTCACCACTTCCACAATCCCCTTATGAGTGTAAAGAAGGCTGGTAAAGACCGCCCCGGCTCCACCGCCTACACTGGTTGGAGAAATGACCCGAAAGTAAGTCGGCTCATCCACCGTGCCATTATCATTGGCATTAAAATCCCCGTTATTCCCTCGATAAACCCGAAAAGTATTCCAAGTGACCCCATCATCACTTTTTTCAATCTTCCAATTGCCGCCCCAATTGCCATTGGTTAAAAAAGTCCACGCCTCACCGACCAAAATACTCGCGCTTGTCACATTCGCACTCGTCACCTCTACCGTCTTTGTCGGTATATCATGCTCCAATTTAATCTGGCTACCAATCAGATCCGCATCAAATAACTCCTTGTTTGAAATCAACGTCAATCCTTCAAAATTCTCTACACCAATCCGCACCCAGCCAATACCGCCATTAGCTCCGGCGCCACCACCGGAAGCCCCTTCGCCATTTCCGGCATTCGCTCCATTCGTGCTAATCGGATTCCTTGTATAATAGGTATCAGCATTCTCGTTTATTTGACGATAATAAGTCAATTGTGCAAATCCGCCACTACCACCGGCAGCACTCAAAGACACCGCTCCCGATAATGTAGTTGTTCCGCCATCGCTACCGGTCGCACTATTTACAGTGCCACCCAAACTCGCATTCGCACTCCGTAAGCTACCTGCACCGCCGGCTCCAATCGAAATATTCACAACATCATCTTTTAATAAGCTGATAGTTATATTTTGAGTTTCCCCATTTCCACCCATCGCCCCACTGCCGACACTTGCACCACCCCCAGAGCCAAGACTCCACTTATTGCCTCCAATAATTATCCCGCTTCCGGATCCGGTGGAAACACTCGCCCCACCGCCGCCGCCACCGGAAATTGTAAAGCTATAAACCCCATCCGCCTCAGCGACAAAAGTATGCTCCCCGGCCGTATCAAATACAGTTCCTTTGTGAGTTGCAATTGTATGATGCTCATCCCCGTTAATCTGCACAAAAGGCTCAATTGAAAAATCGTAATTTTCAAACCGCCAATCATTATCGCTATACCTTTTAAGTACCTTCACCGGCAGTCGCCCACTAGCAATAAACAAAACATCCGCACTTTGGGCAAATCTCAAATTCGGTAAATCCGCTTCCAAAAAATCCGTTTCCACTTCAATATCGGTATAAACCTCATCCAACCAAATCCGGATATACCCTTCCCCAATCTCAAGCAAATAACAAACCTGATCCGACTTTGTAAATCTCCGCAAAATAGATGTCTTATCGTGATGCTTCGTGGCTCCGCAAAAAATAGTACCCGGCCTCTTATAAAGCCCCCCATAAGGCCGAATAAATACATTGTCCGCCGCCAAAAGTGAAGCCGAATATTTATCTAAATCCACACGAGCCGCCACCTCCGGGCTAATGACTCCGGTAGCAAAACTCGATTGCACATGATTAAAAGGCGCCATAATTATCCCCCCAGCCTCGCATTTAAAATCTCACTCTCAAAATGAAAATGTTGCCGATCCTCATTGTGATTCGCTTTCAAAGCCCCCTGCTTCGCCTGCTGATGCAAAGAGAAATTCGCCTGTTGAAGCCCCTCATTTGCGGTCAAAGGAATCGCCAGCTCCGTCGCCAAAGCGTGTACCAGCACCTTCACGAAATCCGGCGGGAACTGCTCCACATTCTTCATATCATAGGTATATTCCAAAATCGCCTGCTCAAAATCACAAGCAATCATCCGCTCCGCCTCACTCACCGAAAAAATATCGTAAGTATCCACCGAGCTTTCCCCCTGCCAATTCCCCTTCTCATACACCGCCAGCACATTCAAGCAATCCGGTGGATAAAGATACCCGAACCGCCACCGCCCCGCATCATGAGTAGTCAAAGTCAAAGACTTAATCCGCCTTGCAAAAGTCCACTCCTCCGACCGAAGCTCGTTTTGCCGCACATAATCATAAAACCGCTTACACTGGATCGACTGCTCCGACTTTCCATCCAGACTGGTAATACTCGTCACCTTAAGCAAACTCAACGCCATATTACAAATATCCACCGCATTCATTCCAACACCACCTAATAAAAAGAAAAAGGCGAGAGTTTTCATCCTCCCGCCTTCCTCCTTATTTAATTTATTTCACTTCTTGAAAGCATTTTTCATTATATTTATCTGTAGAAATCAGACTAATCTTATTCCCCTTGTATACCGTGATAATCTGCTCGCCTCGCCTTACCTGAGCATGTTCGACACATAAAAAAACTTTAGGCTTTTCCTTCGCTTCTGCCTTCTCAGCTTCTTCTTTCGCAATGCGTTCAGCTTCTGCCTTCTCAGCTTCTTCTTTTGCAACACGTTCAGCTTCTGACTTTTCGGCTTCCTCTTTCGCAATGCGTTCAGCTTCTGCCTTCTCAGCTTCTTCTGTGGCCTGAATATCTTCATCCGGTATCAATTTCGCTTCCGGTTCGGTTTTTTTCGCCATACTACTTCCCCTCTTTCTTTAGAATTTCAATCAATTCTCTACGAGGGGCATCGGTATCAAACTCAATGCCCCGACTGTAAAGAATTGCCAAAATCTGATTCGTGGATAAGTCCTCATATTTCGGTCGCCGCTGCTTCTGTATATCGTGCAGGGATAGCCCTTTACTGGACATCCACATCCACCACGATAGCCGCTTTAAGTGTCCCGTCCGAGCCGTCCGCAGTCAACCGCAAAAAGCCCAGCGCCCCAATCGGAAGCCGAGTTAATACCTTTCCGGTCGGCTCCAGCACATAAGAACCCAAAGGCTTCACTCCTGTCGTAAAATCACTATCCTCCGCCGTTTCCAGCTTCAAAATAATATCACCGGTCGCCGCCGTACTTTTCGCTTGGAGAAATAATTGCTTATAGGCATCTTGCTTTTTCCCTGTAGCTTCGCCTTCCACAAAATTCGACACTACCTTACTTTTCAGCCCGGCAGTTACCGCCTCGCCATCGAAAAATACCAATTGATTATCTTTAATCATCCTTCTTCACCTCATCCAATCAATTTAATTCCCTACCTTTACACGGTTGGGTATAAAGCCTCAGTTTCCATAATTTCGTCACATCGTTGTACCGGAATCCCTGAAATAAACAACGTCGGCAAATTCCCCTGTGATTCTTGGCGTGTCACATGGACGTTATTTTTATCGTGTTGATAAATTTCAATCCAGTCATAAAGCGAGCGAGATACATACCAGATATATTTTGCACTACCACCCTGCAAATTACGGATTCGATTCTTCGCAATGATTAATTTCTTCATCAAATTAAATCCCTGCTCCGAAGTCAGGTTTGCCAAAGTCGCCGCATTGATATTCCGTACCAGCGCATTAGAACGAATATCCCGCACTGTAAGCCCCGGCTTATAGGTAAACAGTGTTGATACCGCACGATACCGCCCTTTTTCATCGTCAAAAGCGTCCAATTCTCCCAAGTCACGCATCTTTAGCCCTGCCGTTGAGCCTTTCGGATAAATTCCCATAGTATGATGGTTACCCCAGCCCACCAAAAAAGCTGTCGTATTAATGCTATCAGTTGTACTTCCGCCGCTTACTACCTGATAGCCCGCATCTTCATTCATCTTGCCGCCAATGACCGGATACCGCACTGATAGCCCGTTAAAGGTTTCTTCCGTTCCGTCCACTTCGCCGTAGAAAATATTCCGTGCCACTTTTACCCCAAAGCCTTCCACAAAAGCCGCATCTTCCGAGCGGCGGTAGGCCTCCCGATCTCCCGCATCAATCAAAGCCAACGCCTCAACATCCACTAAAGAGCGAGTTTCCAAAATGCAACAAGTATCGGTAATCTGCTTAGTCGTTGATTTTTGGTGCTGTACGCCCTTATTGATTCGGCGAAGCCCCGGTTCCGGAATGGACGAACGCTGAGTTGTCTGAATCCCGGTCGGCAAATTCCCCTGCATCCACTTGATATCCTGCATAATTGGATTGCTTCGTGCCAGCACCTCAATTACATCACTATCCAGACCGCCATTCGGTGCCAATCGTTTCTGTAAATCCAATAAAGTTACCGCATTAAAAGTATCATTTGTCATTTTTATTCACCTCATAATTTTTTTAATATTTCGTTAAATCCGTCTTATAAACAGACTCTTTCCCCACACTCACCCCAGCCCCGCCGGTCATTAAATTACCATCCTCGCCCACCAAATCCGCCAATGCCGCAAACATCTGCACCATCCGGACATCACAATCCACACCGCTATCATCAAGTGCCGCCCGGATTCCCGGTACCACCTTTTCAATCGCTTGTAGTGCAGTTGCCGCCTTACCTTTGGCCTCTTCAAATTTCTCGCCCGGATTGTCTACAGTGCCGCCATAGGCCTCCACCGCTTCCTTATAAAGCCGCTCGTTTAAAGCGTATTGATAATTCTCAATCTGAGCCAGACCATACTGAATCCCCAGCCTAGCGAATTTCTCCGCCGTTTCGTTATCCTTGACTCCGGCCTCCCTCAAGAGTGCCTCAAATTCCCCATTCGCTTCCTCGTCCAGCGTCACATTCAGTTCTTCCATAACTTTACCAAAGTCATACTTCACTTCCTGCTCCGCCGCCGGCGGTTCTGCCGGAGGCTTCTCGCCCCCCAAGATACTTGGCTTCTCCTTCGCTGGTTCCTCCACTTTCGGCTCGTTCCCTACTCCAGTGTGTTCTGTGTCGGTAGGATTCGCCGGTGCCGGAGGATTATCCACTTCCGTCGTTGGGTTTTCTATTACTTCACTCATCTTCCTCATTTCCTTTCTTTGCTAATCTCGCCAAATTTTCCTCAATTTCCAGCTTCTCCAACCGGCCCTGATGGATTAATCTTTCCATCTCCAAGCCGGTATTTTTTATCGCATCGGTCAGATCGATTGCCACCGACCTTCGCCCCTCAGCGTAAAAAGTTTCACTATTCCCGGTAAATATTTTCTTTTGCAGGCAACTGATTTCTTCCAATCGAGCCAAAAACCAGCGTCCTTCCTTCGATTTCATCAGTTGCCGATACGCCTTTTGATCTTCCAATAAAATCAGCCGTTCATACCTCGCCACCTCTTGGGGCGTAAGCCCGTTCCGCTTTGCGCTAGTTATCATCCGACACCTACCCCCATACTTTGAAGCATCTGATCCATCGCCGGATTAGAGCCGTCATTTGCCATCTCCTGCATATTCGCCGCTGCCTGAGTATAAGATTGAGCCGCACCGCCACCTTGTAGCATCATTGCTTCCTCTTTCTCCTGCTGTGCCGCCTGAGCAATCTGCTCCAGCTTCGCCGCATACTCCTCACGGCTATTAAGAAGTTTCGCCTCGGTACCGATTTTATCGGTATAGGTATAAATAATCTCCGGCCAATTCGCAAGATGCACCACATCCGGATTCATTTGCGCCACCTGTGCAATCACCGCCAGAAGCATCTCCACATTTTGAGTGCCACTCATCTTCTGAGCCTGAGCCAGCGGCGACACATATTCCACCTTGACCTCTTCGCCTTCCAATTCCTCCAGTATCTCCTCCGGAAATGCCGGAAAAATCCCCGACCGCTCCAAAATGTTATAGCACCGTTCAATCGTCGGCCCCAAATACTCATGATTCTGCCGCTCCACCACCGGCCCCAATTGTTGCATCTTTTCCTGATTCCGAAGAGAAAATTCATAGGCCGTTCGCCCCGGCGAATTCATCGAAGCCTGATCGAGCATCGCAAAAAGATTCGTATGATACGCCCGCTGGATATGCTCCCGCTTCTCCTTCGATACCTCGAAAATCTGCTGAAAAATCGGCGTCAAAGAAAAAAGCGCCTCTACCCTGCCATCGCTACCCTTATTTCGAGTAATCTGCCCGGGCTTATAATTCACGTCCAGTTCGGCCGGAGCCTGCACCGGTGGCCTTGCATGGAGTTCCAGATTCACAAGCGCCTCTTGAATCATCTTGAAAAGCATCTTCGTATCTCCGTCTGCATACCAGCCCGGCCCCATACCGTAGGCCTGACTGCCGATTACCTGATAGCGAGCAATCGACACCGGCATCTCCTCATAGCCACCGACCCTTAGAAATTCCTCGTCCTTATTGCCGTCTTTCACCCAGTGCATCGACAGATACGGCAAATACTGACGACCCATCTTCCGAGCGTCGGCCTTCGGATTCTTCTCCACCAGCCAGCACAGATCATACTCCGAGGAATACCCCTTATGCTCCTTGATTTGCTTCTGGAGCTTCTCCGGCAAATTAGACATCCCAAATCGCTGGGCAATCTGTACTGCCGTCATTTTCTTCTGTACCGCAAAACAAGACGGAAGCCCGAAAGCATCTACCTCATAGGCATACGAGCCAATCGGATAGGTCTCAAAATGAAAGCCCCGCATTGGATCCTCGAAAATCCCCAAAGGGGACTGACCGAAAGCCAATTCCAAATAATTCGTATGAGAAGCGTTGTAAAAATTCGACCCCGACAAAATCCGATTCATCATCTCCAGCCGAGCATCCACCACCATCTTCGCCCCATGATGATCATTCAAATTCTCATTTTCAAAGCCAAATTTAAACCACTGCACACTCTGAGGCGTAAGCCCGCTTGCCATTCCGCCCGCAAAAGTCAGATTCGCCCGCCAAGCCTCCCCATCCAGCGCCTTCGTATCCCGGCGCCGCCCCTTATTCGTCTGATCCGGATTCATCAGAAATTCTCCCAAATGAGGAAGTTGATATTCTCGAATCGAAAGCCACCGACTCCGATACTCCTGATAGCTCGAATTATTAAACAGATAATCAAAATGCCGCTTTACGCTCTTAACTTCATCGGCATTAAAAAAAGCAGGCGCTTTATTCCTGCTTTCTATCACCGAAGTCGGCTCCCGTGCAAATATGCTCTTTTTCATTCCCTCGCTCCTTATCATCCAAAAGTCGATTGCTTATTAGAATCCAACTGGGTACTCGCAAAGCCCCGGCGCCGCCGATTCCGATCCGCCACATCACGAGCCGTTGATTTATCCTCCACCCCGCTTACATTCGTAGCCGAAGCCGGCACTACAGTTTGCGCCATCTTCGGCTGCTTACCGATACCTAAAAAACTACTCATAAAGCCCATCCACTTCACCTCCTCTCTACATATTCTCAAAGGGATCATAATCCGCCAGCGCCCTTTCCTCCTGCCGCCTCTGATCTCGCATCGCTTTTGATTGCACCTTCGTCGCAAAAGTCAAAGCCAAAGCATCCGCCCGATTCGGCGAAGGAATCCCCCGCTTCTTCATATCATCCTTACTCTCCAGTTGGAGTTTTCCACGGCGGTTAATAAAAGCCTCCGGGCCAATCAAATCCGCCCGAAGCACCGGGTCTGTCTCGATACCGCCGCCCTCTTTTAGCCATTTTTTCATCTCCCCCCACATCTCAGCCCGCTTATTCTCATACTCCGCTTGATCCGGCTTCGACGCAAAATTAATCAAATTCCACTGCCGCTTCATATGCTTGCCCTCGGAAAAAATCCCGGTACCATAGCCGATATCAATATTTACCGCATCCGCCTGATACTCATCCTCAAATCTCGCAATAATCCCGGCCATCCGGACATCATCATCATTCTTCTCCCACTTGCCCAGCATCTTAGAATTAAGCCCCTGCCGCATATAAATCACAAATTCATCTGTACCGCTCCACGCCGGATCCACCCCAATAATCACCGGCGCAAAAGTGATTCTCTTATCCTGCTCCTGAAAATCCCGATGCGCCGCCTCCGCCGCTTCCACCAAAGGTATCGGAATAAATTGGTTCTCACTGGCCGACGGAAAAATCCCCCGCACCCTGACCTTCACAAAATCACTATCCACCCCATAATCATCGATCCAGTTCTGAATCTGCCCCTTATTCGTCACTTTTACATCCCGGCTATCTACCTGCTTACAATGCCACCGATGCCGCTTTCCGTGAAAACAATCATAAAACCGCCCCACATTCCGAGTCGGATTCCCAAAAGCGCACCAAATAATCTCCGTATTGCTATCAGTCAGCGCCCCCTCCGTCACCTCCCAAATCAAATCCGGAATCGCCGAAGCCTCATCAAAGACCACCAAAATCCGATTCCCCTTATTGTGCATCCCCGCAAAAGCCTCAGAATTTCGCTCACTCCACGGAATCATATCCACCCGCCAAGTTTTCTCCGTCGTCTTATCCCGACTAAAAATCGCCGTCGCCGTATAAGTAAAAAGCCCCTGCCCAATAAAAAGCCGAAACCACTTCGCCAGCTCCGACCACGTCTTAGTCTTAAGCTGTGACTCCGTATTCGCCGTCACAATCCCCTTCGTATTCTCCCTAGTCGCCAAAGCCCACAGGATAATCCACGACACCAAAGCCGACTTCCCGATCCCGTGACCACTCGCCACCGCCAAAAGAATCGCCTGTTCAATCGTCAAAAGCCCCGCACCCAAAGCCCTGAGGATTTCCTTCTGCCACTCATCCGGCCCCGAATAATCCGCCAACTCGCCCTTTCCCCACTGAAAAGCAAAATACACAAACCCCAAAGGATCACGAGTAAACCCCGCCAACGCCTCAACCAGCTCCCTCGCCTCGTTCTGCCGCATCCACCCGCTCCCTCGCTTCCCTCATCAACTCACCCAAATTATCCGCCACACCACCAGCACCATCACCCAGCCCCGCCAACTTAAGCCGATCCCCAATCAACTGACGAATTGCATTGGCAATCTGCACCTTCCGCTCAAAAGGCAAAGGCGCATTCTTCCGCACCGTTCCCCAAAGCCCCAAATCCTCTATCGTCTCATAGCCATTTAAGTACTCCTCAACCAAATCCTCCACCAGAAAATCAAGCACACCCAAATCCGCCTTAGCCTTACCCCGAAGCTCCTCTTCCACCACCGAACGAGTCAATTCCTCATTCGCCTTCCGCTCCCGATTTACCCAATTCGCCACCGCAGTATGAGAAACCGTCACACCCTCAGCCATCAACCGCTCATCCTCACAAAGTGCATCCGCAATCTCCCGCAGATTCTTCCCTTCCCGCCTCATCCGCAAAACATCATCCGAAAGATTATACTTATCAATCACTGAATTACCACTTGTAAGTTGCATTATCGTCACCACCTCTCAAAAAACTCTCGTTAAATCCTCACAAACCCCTATAACCACTGACTTGTAAAGCCATGTAAAGCACAATCAACCACCAAACCCCAAAGGGCAGAAAGCCTAAATTTTCCTGACTGCAATACTTTCCAAAGTGGAAATATTAGCAGGAAGGATGTCGAATCACTTAACGATTGGCAAACGTAGTGCCGCCAGAGTTTAGTTATATTCGACCAAGCTCCCATTTAACCCCAAAGGGCAGAGGCTCTATATTTCAAACCTCTTGCGGTAGGAGGGAGAACCGCATAAGAAAAGCCAACCGTCACTGCATAAATGACAATCAGCCTATAAATAGCATATATTTAATTACCCATTCATCGACTTGACTAAACTCTCGGCATTGCCGAATCGTTAAGGAGTCGATACCGCTCCTCGTGCTACTCCTCATCGCTTTGCTTGATGATTCGTAGAGCGGAGCATGAAAAAAGCCCATGAATCAAATCCATGCGCTTCTGCTTGTAAATATTAAATTACCCGTTTCGACACCTCTTGCCACTATAAACCATGTTATCAGAATTCTTGTCAAATTTCAACACCCGTAGTTGGGTAATTTTTACCCAACAAAGTATACAACAAACTACCCAACAAAGCCTTATATATATTAATACTAGTATAAGACTAAACGTCATTCGCCGCTGACTTGAAAATCCCTTCTCCCAACTTCAATATTTTTTCAAGAAAATACCAGTAATTACAAGGCTTCCCGCCCCCTCAACACCGAATAAGCCACCCCCAAAAGGAGCTGGCTTAAATGGCAAAACTATTTGATTTTAAAGGCTTATTCTATATCACTCACTTATCTCTGGAGCATCATCGTTGCCTAAAATAAATTCATTTAACATTTCTTGATTTTCTTCAAACTCAAGACTATCTAATAGTTGATAAGATTCATTTTCAAGCACAATCATGTTATTAATTTCTAAATGCGGGTTCTCTTCCTCATGAAATCCAAGTGCTGAAATAATAAGTTGAACATCATCTCCTTTTTCATTAAAAATATAATTAAACATCTTAGTCTTGCGCTCTAAATCTGTTTCAACATTATTAGGGCTATCAAGAATTATGGGAAATTTAATTGCATTTGGATTAAATTTATCTTTTAATTTTAGCAGAGTGAAGTGCCACATTATAGTTGCTAAGGTTATACTGCTCCCACCAGCACTAAAAACACTCTTTATATTTTCTAATTTTTTGTCATCTATCTCCTTGAGCTCGAAATAATCTCTCGTTTTTTTCATTAAAGCATAGTAAGACTCGTTCACATCTTGCTTCAGTTGATTGTATTCGCTTAATTGTTTTCTCAGTTTTTTTAATTCTTCATCTATTTGTTGGAGATTGATTTCTAAAGCTCTTCTTTCTTCTAGCATATCTTCCCTGATAATAATTAGCCCTTTATGCTTTAATATCTCTTGAGCCTTTGCCGAATTTATCTTCAGTCGTTCCTCATAGTTTTTTAATGAATTCAGAATAGATCGATACTTACCTTGCTCCTTCTCAATGTCTTCCGTAATTTTCAATAATGTGCTCTCTAATTGATTGAATAAAAGGTATAAATCATCTACAGAATTATATCTTTTAATTCTCATTTCTAACGATACCTTTATTTCGGACTCACATTCAGGGCAAATATTTTTCTCCAAAATATCTACGTCTTTTTTACCTTTTTTAAGAAATTTCTTTAAGATTTCCAATTCCATTTGCAAGGAATCTTTATTGTTTCGCAAACTAATTAATTTTTTCTTCAAATCTCTAAGGCTATTATTGTAATCATTATATTCTTTTTGTGATTCCGATATTTCAATTTCTAATGTACTTTCCGAAGTAGGATAAGTATTTCCATCCAGATCTATCTCAATTTTTTCAAGCATTGCAGACATTAGTTCGTAGTGTTTTGCAGAAGATGTCCGCTCTTTTTCCTTTACTTCGAATCTTCGTGTGACTTCATAATATTCTTCATCAAAAATCCCTAATTGCGAGTAAATCAAATTTGCTTTAAAATCTGCAAATTCGCCCAAATTGTCAAAGGATTTAAAGTATGGCCCGCTCATTTTATCCTGATCAATAAAGTTAAATAAATAACTGTAAACAGGTTTAGCTAGTCTTAATTCGCCATCGGCTCTTCCTGGAAGTTTTATTTGGAATCCATAAATATCAGCTAAGCATTCCGCTAATTTAGAACGACTCTCCAACGAACGAAGTAATTCCCTATTAGAATTGAATATTTTGAAAAGATCATTTTGTCTGTAAATATAGTATTTTTTACCACAAATCGTGATTTCTGCAATATAAATTTTTGACTTTACATCCCAATCACTATCAAAAAAACTCTCTGCTCCAAGTACATAATACAGACTTTTCAGAATAAGTGATTTTCCCTTCTTAGTTCCATCGATGCGGCTCGAGGTAATTACATTAGTTCCGGCAGAAAATTCGATAGTTTTAGCTTTTTTTTCTGAAGTAGAAAAAATATATAATTTGTTTATAACCAAGTTATTCATAAAACCCCTCCTCATCCCGTGAAAGTACCAGTAAAATGAACGTCCAAATTTCAGACTCGCTATATTCTACTGAAAACATTTCCTTGATTTCAGAAAAAATTTGGTCAATAGCATCCATCTGGGTTCCCATCAATTTATTATTTCTTATATAATCGACAATCTTAATTTCCAAATTAACCAACTCACTATTTTTTCCTTTTAGAGCTGTCACAATTTTAGTCAACCCCAATTGTAGTTCCCTTCGATCTGAATATTGACGAACTTCTGTTTCAATAAAATTTAATGATTTCTCTACTGATACATCAATTATTTCCGTGTACTGATCCAATATATTAGTAAATTCATTCTTAGTCATTCCTTTGTTTTTGATCAAATCATCATAATCATCAGAAGGTACCTCAAAACAAGCTTTTCCCGAAATTTCAGATTCTAATACTTGCAGGAGTACTTTTGGTTTTTTTGGGGTTCCTCTTCCCACTTTGTCAAAAAAAGTAATTAATTTCCCCAATAGCTCATCAGAAGGATTGTGAAGATTCATTGAAGTATGGATATAAAATATTTTATTTAAATCAATCACAGTATGACACTCAGAGTTGTGTGCACAAACTTCTTCGTGTAATTTCGAACAAATGCTATTGACTTCATTATCGCCAAACGCTGTTATTTCTTTTTCGGCTAAATAACAAATCTCTTTTTTATTAGCAGTTAATGGAGCATTTGAAACGACTGCCAATTTTATTTCATGATTTCCATTAAAATTATGTTTTAAAATGTAAAGTTTTCCTAGTATCGATAAGCCCGACTTGTTTTCAGTAATCTCTCTAATCGAGTAGGGTCGTCCTTGCTTCTTCGTCTTAACTTGATAAAACTCATATTTATTATTGTCGTGAATTTCGATATCACAAACATAATCAAAAACCATTGTAAACTCTTCTTTTTCTTCATAGATCTCAAGTAATTTACTTAATCCCCATAGAAGTTCATTTCTAAACCTATTTTTACTTATTGCTCCAGCAAGATCATATGAAAAGTTTTGATAATCTGTATTTACCAAAATCACACCCCCTAATGCTATTAAGGTAGCATTAGGCAAAAATAAGCAAAAATCCTTTTTTTATTCAAAACACTCATATTTCTCCCCCTTCCTACACATCTAGGCTCTGCTATCGCTTCGCTCAGCACTCGCCAAGAGTTTCGTACCCCTCTTACACCACTCTGCCATCATTTCATTCGCCAATCGTGGAGCATCGTTTGCCACACCCGATCCGCCCACTCAATCTTTGTCATAATCAAAGCCCCTCTCTAGGCTTCCAACTGATTATTTTCATCCCAACCACAAAATCCGCAATATCGTTTTCATCAAATACATCAACCAAGAGTTCTTCCCCTTTTTCATTAAATAGCGAAATTTCAAAGGTCTCATCCTCTTCTACTTTATTTCTCCTCACAAATTCATCAATCAAATGATCCAACGAAAAAACATCAAACCCCTTTGGATTACCACCAAGCGAATAATTAAAAACACCCTTATACTCCCTATCTTGGAGTGTTACCTCAACCACATGAGTTCCAAAGCCCTCCGGATTATAATTTTTCATTTCCTTATTCCTCCTCAATGCCCCGCAGTTTTCCCTTTTTCCAGCACTTCCAACACCTTTTCAGCCATTTCATAAAAAGAATTAATTTGCTCATCATTCTTTGCCATCGAACAAATCAACGCCCTGCCTTGATAATCAGTTGCAGAAACCAGAAAATCATTTTGGATAATAAAATCCGCTTTCTCCTGTGCCAGCTTCATAAATTCTTGAAATTCAGCATCATTCTTCACAAAATGCTTTATCTGCCGCCCCACCTGATCCGTCAACGCCTTCACAAAAGCAAACTTAATCACCGCATCCCGCCTGATTTTCTCCTGCCCCATAATATGCCTTAGTTCTGACATTCCTTCCCCTCCTCGTTCACCGTCGAATATTACCTAAATTCTTTCATCGCTTCATTGGAAATAGCCAACCCCAAAGCCGCATACCGCACCCGATCCCGAAGGTTTACCACTCGCCCCCGCTTCTCATCCATCAGCTTCGCCACCTCATCCAACGGCCTCTGCCCAAAATAAAAAAGCCTCAGCACTTCCCCCTCCGGCTCCCCCTCGAAAATCTCCTTTAGCCGCTCCACCAAAAAAATCCACACCACCGGCCGGCAAATCACCCCGCCACGAATCGACTTCCGCCGGACAACTCGCTCGCCATCCGCCCCAATACTCTCCACATCTACCACCCGATCCGGAATCCTCACTTTTTCAATCTCCCCCAGCAAATGGCAAACCTGACCCTCCACCGGACTACTCGGCCAATTCATCGTCACCCCCGACCCAATCCCAATACAACTGCCACCCACCGAAGCCTCCCGCTCCGCCATCCTATCCTGCAAAATCTTTATCATCTCCACATAATTTAAAAGGCAAAAATCAACCTTCTTAAGCCCTTCCAAAAGCATCACTCCTTCACGTCTAAGCTCTGCCACCATTACACGCTGTCAATCGCCAAGAGTTACGCACCCCTCTTACACCCGCTACACATCTAGGCTCTGCCACCATTTCATTCGTCAGTCGCCAAGAGTTTCGCACCCCTCCTACACCGCTTTGCTATCGTTACACTCAGCACTCGCGGAGCGTCGTTTGTCTGCCTTTGTTTCACTCGGCAGTCACGGAGCATCGTTTGTCTCACACAAACAAACTCCCCGCACCTTCATCCCGCCACTTCTGATAAGGCTTATACCCCTCAAAATCCACCGCCTGACACGTCCGCCGATTTACCCAATCCTTAAAATGATTCAATCGAATATCATCACGCCGATTATTAAACACCATCACATACGGACTTATCCCATACTCCAATAGCTTCCGTACCCGGTACATATCTTCCTCAAAAGTCGAATCAAAGCCGCAAAGTACATAGCACATCTGCTTATAAGGCCTCACAAATTCCGAAAGGATCTCAATCCCCTTCCAAATCTCCGCCTCATCCTTCACGCTATCCCATGAATAATGTAGCCGCTTATGATGCTTTACCTCGCCCAAAGCCTTCGCCTTATCCGCCGTCATCAGCCGAATATCTAGCCCCTGACAAAGTGAAAGCACCAGCCCCCGCTCCTTAATCTCCACGAGTTTTTCCACACAAAAAGGATCCGCCGTCAAATTATTATCCAAAAGCATAATCAAATTACTTCTCGGATTCACAATCTCCCCAATCGGCGTACCTTGCCGCAAAGCCCCTTCCTTCTGAGGCACAAAGCAAAATCCGCACTTCCGGACACAGCCTCTCGAAGAAAAACCAATTCCCATCGTAGCAATTTCTGTACAATTCTTGATATGATTCGCCTTCGTTTTCACACCCCTCGCACTTCCGGAATGATTCATCTTCAAAATATCCTCCACCGAATACAAATCATAATCCGGCCTACACCGCTCAATCTCATCACTCAAAGTTTTTCCAATATCCCAACCAGTACCCCCGACCTCCACATCACAATCAAACCGACCCGCCAAAAATTCCGCCTGTGACCGATTCCAAGTAAACACCGTCGCAATATATACCTTGTCATACTTTTCCAATGGACTGGCAAACTCCACCCTGCACCCTTGCGCCTTATAAAAAGCGCTTACCTTCATCAGTGCCAAATTGGGAATCTTCCCATCCACCTGCACTAAACCGATCCGCACTCTTCCACCGCCTTTATCGCCTCAAATATCGGCAGCACCTGATAAGGCACTACCGCATTGCCATAACATTTCAATTGCTTCGCCGGGTTCTTACATTCCTCAGACAATCTCGGTGGCTCAAAATCATATTGATAGGGATTACACCCCATTGGCCACCCCCTGAAAGTATCTTCACACTCTCCAAGTGATGCCCACCCTACAGGAAAGCCCATCAAAAGAGCCACCCAGTCCGGATTCAGCTTCATCTTTGTCCTTACAAACTCATGTCCACTTGGCCCGATTGTTCGTATGACTGCATCCGGATCTGTTACCTCGGCAATCTGAACATCCAGAGGCTTTGAAAAATCATGCCTTACTGCTGACCCGCAAGGCCTCGTAGTCGGTGTACTCCATAATAATCTTCGCAAATCCCCCGGCAAATCAGACCTACGCTCACAAGATGCAGGAAGCCCCATGTCTTTATAATCCCTTGCTTTAGGTGTACTCCAATTTTTTACACTCGTAGCCAAACCATCACCGGAAGTTTTGGAAAGCCCTTTTCGATTATGAAGGCTCGTAGTTGTAGGAGTCGGCCAAAGTTGCTCCATTATTCTCACAGTCCGAGCCAGCCCCACGCTGCCATCAGTTCCGTTGCGATTAATTTTCCTCAGCCGCCCGGATTCCAATATCTTAAATCGATCATCCTTTGAAATAATTGCCCCAACGCTGCCATCACTCGCAACCGGTGTCGGCCACAAGTCGTTATTTTGGAAAATCGCCAAAGAAAATTTCACTAGTTCCATCACTTTTCGGACTTTCTCCTTATCCCGATTCCCGATAATAAAAATACGTTCCCGCTTATGAGGCGCCCCTACATCGACAGCTCCATAACAGAGCCATCCGACAGCATACCCCATTTCGGAAAGTCGAGCGACACACTCTCCAAAGACCCCGCCTCTTGTTCCTCTCTCGTCACAAATAGAGAGAAGTCCCGGTACATTCTCCGCCAAGACCCATCTTGGCTCAGCCTCAGCGATGATTCGCGCCATTTCGGGGAAAAGATGCCTTTCGTCAAATTCTCCCTTCCTCTTCCCGGCAACCGAGAAGGGCTGGCAGGGAAAGCCTCCTGAAATAATGTCAATTCCTCGGTACTCATTCCCATCAATCCCCCTCACGTCATTTAAAATTGGCACTCCCGGAAACCGCTTTTTGAGTACCTCCACCGGATATTTCTCAATCTCGCAGAAAGCTACCGTTTGAATCCCCGCCATCTTTGCCGCCAAATCGATACCCGCAATCCCCGAAAACAAACTTAGCTTTCGCATTCCCTCAGCCTCTGCCATGATAGCCCCGAGCACGATTCTTCTCATTGACCCTCTGAGACAATTTCAGCACATCCGCATCTACCATCTTCAACTGGACTTGAAGAGCCGTATTCGCCGCATGGATTACATCCATCAGCTCCACCTTCACCGCTCCCATATCCCCCCGCCCGATCGCCGCCTCCACCTCAGAAAGCTCACTTCTGATCTTCGCCACCTGTGCCTCCAACGACAAATTCGCAAACCGCCAACAAGGAACCACCTTAAAAACCGACATCTTTTACCCACCTTTCAAAATTCTATGCCATCCGATGCGGCCGTAGTAGCGCCCAAAGTGTGCTAAACGGCATATTATTTCTTATATTCAATCCCTGTTCCGCCGGCTCTCGCCAATTCCGCCGAACCATAGCCGCGTGCATCGCCCGCATTGCCTCTCTCCGTACCCGCCAAGTCTTTCTGCTTCTCATTTGCTTTTTCGTCATCTTAAAAAATCCCCTTCCTCACGTCTAGGCTCTGCCATCGTTTTACTCGGCAATCGCCAAGAGTTTCGTACCCCTTCTACACCGCTCTGCTCTCGTTTCACTCGGCAGTCGCGGAGCGTCGTTTGCCTCATTCTTAGCTCCGAACCTGCACCGCCGCTTCCCCCAGCACACGATAATCCCCACTCTTCATCTCCACCATCTCGCACATTTCCGCAATTCGGCTCACGATTCGATTCCCCATCATCGGATCACTTTTCTGATTCCCATCCAGCCCCACCAACTTATCCGCCAAGCTATTCGGATCATAGTTACTGGTAATTACCGTTATCAATCCCTTCGGATTCCCCTCTATCCGCCGATAAATCGCCCTGTGATTGAGGATTTCAAAAAGAAGCGTTGCCTCATAAGCACTCCCTCGCTCCGCTCCCAAATCATCCAGAAGCAAAAAAGGAGTCTGTTTCGCCACTTCCAAAATTGTCTCCGTATTCCCGGCGGAAAAATTCTTAAGCCGCCTCATCAAGTCCGTGATTGTGATATACACCCCGGGCAATTTATCCTTCATCCGGCTCTGGAGGATTGACACCCCCAAATGTGTCTTACCGGTACCGGTATTCCCAAATAAAAAAATCCCCTTATACCCATTGCCATTCGCCACCCGCTTCGCCTCAAATAAAGCATCCCGAAGCTGTGGACTACTCTTAAAAGTCTCAAAAGTCATATTCTTAAAAGCCGCCGGCAGTCGATAATCCCCCAGCTTCCTGATTTCCGAATTTGCCACCCGCCTCTTACACGCTCCATAGCCCACAAGCTCCACTCGCTCCGCCGCCTCATCATACCGAAGCCCCGATTTACTGCCTTGATAGCGGCACTTGTCTAACCCCGGACAACTCCCACACGCCTCAGCTTGCTCCAAAAAATACCCAATCTCAATACTCCACTCCAAAATCAGCCGATCCGACAAATACGGCTCAATCTCCGGGCTGTAATCCTTCAACATCCCCCGAAGCCGCCTCGCCTCTTCTTCTGGCGGCAACATTGAAATCTCGATCCCGCGCTCCCTGAGTCGCTCCACCATCTTGTCTATCAGGCTTCCTTCCCCCGTACTTCCCTCTTTTGGCTCTACCCTCTCCGAAATGCTCTGGAGAGTAAAATGATCTCGATTCAAGCTCACTCGCCCGAAGCCTCCCTTCCTTAAAGAGTGCCAACATCTCCGTAATCAGCCGCTCCCCATCCGTTTTCCTAAAAATCCTCGCCAAAATTCCCTCATTAAAATCATTCCAAGGTTCCCCAAGCTCCATCCAGACAAGCCGTACCACCGCCAAGCCCACCTTCTCAGCCTTCCTTTTCTCCGGTTCTATCTCCAAAGGCTCAAAAGCCCGCACCCGATAACCATTCGGCTTCCGACCTCGACCCGCCACCTGCTCAACCAACCCAGCTTGATCCAGCTCCACTATCAAAGCCCCGAAAGTCTTACGAGTCGTTCCCACCAAGTCCGCCAGCTCTTCCGTACCAATCTCCAAAACATCCGGCCACCCCGATTCATTCATCTGCCAATAAATCTCATAAAGCGCACCCCGCGCCGCCATACTCACCTTCCGCCGATTCCCGACCTCCCGAAGCCACCTATCAAAGCCCGCTACTTGGCTCATATACCTGTGATACTTCTTCACAAACTAAGCCCCTTTCCTACACGTCTAGGCTCTGCCACCATTTCATTCGGCAGTCGCCAAGAGTTTCGTACCCCTCTTACACCACTCTGCCACCGCTTCACTCGGCAATCGTGGAGCATCGTTTGACCGGAATCCCCAATTCCCTCGCCCAACCAATCTCCAACTGCACCCCTTCCGACTGCTCCACCGCCAAATCCTCCCCAAAGACCCACACCTCATCACACAGGCTCAAAAGCTCCCTGCACCAGCGAAGCACCTTCCCCTGATCCCCACGAGGATCCACAAAAGAAAAAGCGTGAAGCGGCGACACCGGCATAATGCTATCCATCGCCTCGATCATCTTACAAATTCGCTCCACACTCCCCATATTTCCAACCACATCCCCCCGCAGCGGATGCGCCACATATACCCGAACCACTTTCATAAACAATTACCCCTTTCCATTCCAATCGCCGCCACTCGGCGCCAAATCTATCCCAAAGCCCAAAGGCTCCATCGGCATCTCAAAAAGTCCTGCCTCGTCCGCAAGCCTCGTACCACACACCGGACAGCTCTCCCCAAGCGGCACCTCCCTAAGACAACACGGACACATTACAGTAGTCATCGAATCGCCCTCACATAGCTAAGCTCCACCGCCTGAATACACCAAAACCACAGCAAAACCGCCACCACACCCACAAAAAGCACCGACACCACCAGCTCCAAAAGCGCACTCTTATTAATCTTCCTCCGCCTCGGCCCCCGACGCTCCACCCGCTTCTTATTAATCTCCCTCAAAATCCCATCATCCTTACCCATACCTACCACTCCTCCCCCTCCAAAAAATCCAACTTCCCCTGCTCCCTCAAATACTTAAGACCCTGCTCCGCCATAAAATTCGTAAATTGCTCATCCTCCGGACAATCCCCCAAATCCTCAACCGAAAGCACCTCCCCTGTAGACAATGAAATCTTCATAGCCACACTCACAAAAACTCCCTCACTTTCGCTCCCTCAAAAATCGCTCCGTCGTACCATCCTTCTTCTTGCGAGTCACCCGCTCCCAATCCACACCCGACCAATCATCACCCACAGGCAAATACCCATCACTACCATTCCCCGCAACTAACCGCCGCACATTCCTCAAAATCCCCTCAGAATGAGCCACCACATCCCGAAGCTCCTCAACCTCCGCCGCCAACTCCCCATTCTCCGCAATCACCCGACTCAAAACAACCTTATAAGCCTCATCAAAACCACTCGGCTCCAAAACAAACCGCCCCGTATCCCGAATCGAAGGAAGCACCTCCAAAGCCACCCAATCCGTAAACCGCTCCGCCTCTTCCTTACGACTACGAAAAGCCAACCTATAAATTCCACTCTCCGAAATTACTATCGTTTTCTGCACCCTCCCAATGGAGTCGGTAATTCCGACCTCATCCCTCATTTGAGGATTTAAAACCCTAATCGCATCCCGATGACTCCTAATCCCCAAAATCCGGCACACATCCTTCGCCACAAACCAATATGCCCCATCCAGAATTACCGTCCGCACCCGATCCGCCCCATAATCAAAAACCTTCTCCAACTTACCCAAAAAAATCCCCTCCTTACTCTTTGAAAAAACACGACCCGTATTCAAATCCCCCACCCCGACCTGCTATAATAAAAAGCAAAAGGAGGTGAAAACTATGGCAAAAATAATTACCTATGACTTACGAAAACCCGAAACGTCCGCAGATTATACACGCTTAATCAACCGAATCAAACAATACACCCACCGCAAAGTCACCGAATCCTGTTGGATCGTATCTACAACTTGGACTTGCATTCAAATCCGAGACGACTTAGGTCAATATATTGATTCAAATGACCGCTTATTCGTAGCCAACCTTACCAATGATGCAGCTTGGAAAGGCACACTAAGTAGCACTGGCGACGAACTGAAAGAAATCTTAAAAAAATAACCAATCCTGAAAGAGCGTAGTATCAGCTATGCTCTTTTCTATCCCTGCGCTTCCGTAGAACCGTAATTCGCCTCTGGCAACCCATATCTTCCACTACACACCTGATCCTGCAAATCTCCCTTTAATTCCGCAAGCACATCCTCCGCCTCTCGGATCGTCAGATTATGACTAGAAATAAACCGAAAAAATTCTCTTCTTAAATCCCCATATTTATCCGGCCCCACCTTGCAATTAAACATACCCCTACACCCCCTCGAAAAGAACTTCAAAAGAAAGAGTATGGTAATCGCCATGCTCTTTTTTTATGTGATTTATGATTTTATCCACCACTTCCAGCTTCTCACCCAAAGTCTTCCCCCCAGCCACTTGGATCTGCACAGTAATCTTGTTTTCCATCAAAATCCCCTCACTTTCTTAATCGCCCTATAAATTTTCCAACATACAATCAAAAGGATTCCCCCGACCCACCACCGAACATTTGAAATACACGCCTAGCAGAAAGGAGGTTCTCATGAAAACTATTGATTTCAAATGTGGCGAATGCAACGCCACATTCCCTCTCCAAATAGAAACCTACAAAAAAAGACTCATCTTGCCAGCCGAGCGTAGCTACATCAAAAACCACATCAATTGCCCCAGTTGCCAATCTGAACTACCACCCGCCATTCGACGTCTCTTTATCGAATGGCTCTCTCTCAGCGAAGAAGATATCTCAAACTGGGAAATCGGCACTAACCTCGCTTCAAAGGAGAAATAAATTGAAGATGCTTAATCTCACGATGAATAAGCAAAATTAAATCCGCTGCCTCAAAGCAGCTCAGACCATTGGACGACAAAAGATCAATAATTTCATTCGCTAGGCGTTTTTGATCTTCGTCCTCAAACTGAGTTTCAACCAACAAATCATCACTATTTACCATCATTACCCACCCCTCACTTTCTTTTTATTGCATTTCGAGATACCTATCCTCAAAAAAAAGCCATTCAACAGAAACTCCAAAATATTCACATGATTTGGCTTTTAATTCATCGCTTAATTCTCGCTGCCCATTCTCTGCAAAAGAAATTGTTGACTGTTGTGTCCCCAATATTTCTGCAAGTCGTGGTTGGGAGAGTCCGCTATTTTCACGAAGTTCTTTTAATCTTTTATTTGGTTTTAATTTTTTACCATCATTCACTTTTCATACCTCCTTGTATCTCATTTTGCAATTTAATTTTATATCTCATTTTGCAATATGTCAATAGCGATTTGTGATATTTCATATTATGATATTTCATATTGTGATATTTTAATGTTGGAGAGTGATTTATATGACTTTAGGCGACCGAATAAAAAGAATCCGGGAAAAAAAAGAATTATCCCAATCAGAATTGGCTAAATTTTTAGGCATCGCTCAAAGCACTTACTCACAGTACGAAAGCGGAGATCGGCGAATGCCTGATGATTTAAAAATTAAATTTGCCGACCGCTTCAACGTATCCACCGACTACCTATTGGGTAGACCGGAAGTCTCAAACCAACTCCATGAAAATAAATCCTACTATGGCGAAGGATCAAAATTGATTGAGTTATATAAACAGCTCAATCAAGAAGGCCAAGAAAAAGCCCTTGATTACCTGATTGACCTCGCCAGCTCCGGACGATATAAAAAAGATAACCCGACTCCAATGGTACAAAAAAAGGCATAAAAAATAGACTGTTCACACAGTCTAAAGATTTGGAGAATTTATTATGAAAAAAGATTATTTTTATATTTTTATTTTGTTAATTCTTGTAGGAGTAGTTGTCTATCAGGAAAAACGGCTCAACGATTTAGAAACCGAAATTTCCTATCTTGATACCTATTCTGTTGAACAGCGAATTGAAGATGTTGAAAAAAAAGCGCAAAGCACCCGCTACGAAGTCATTGACTTAGAACGCAAAGTACACTCTCTGGAAAGCACAGTAGATATCTTAATGCTAAGCATGACTCGATCACGTTATTAACACAAGTATAATTAATATAAAGGAGTTGGCATAATGAAAAAAATTCTTTTCATCCTTACCCTGCTTCTCACACTCTCCCTTTCCACCACCCTAGCTTCCACCGGCGATATAGACGGTTTCAAAGGTTACAAATGGGGCACCGACTTTCAAACCATCGACAAAGACAAACAGTTAGTTTGGCTCAGTGCTGGAGACGAAGTTGGTCATCATGTCGGAATAAGGGATAGTGTAATAGATAAAAATGGGGAGCCCAAAATAGATTTCGCATACATCTTCTATGATAATAAGTTAGTTTCCGGAATGATTTTCTTTTATGATCCCCAAAATAATACAGATTTTTCCGATGCCATAGATTCTTTAAAACACCGCTACGGAACATATGATGAATATCATGCTCCTTTCTATTTCTATAACTTTCCGACCACAACACTCTTCTATTCAACCACAGGCGCCTCATCTAAAATAGACAGTAGAGCTATCATGTTTTATAGCAGAAAGTATGTAGAAGAAGCCATAGAAAGAGAAAAGCGAGCCGAAGCACAAAAAAAACAAAATAACTACAACCGCATCTTCAACTAACCCACCCGCCCCTTTTTTAGGGGCTAATTTTTTAGGAGGTATACCCACATGAAAGCCGCAATCTACGCCCGCTATTCCAGCGACAACCAAAGAGAAGAATCCATCACCGCCCAAATTCGCGCCGCCCACGAGTATTGCCAGAAAAACGGCCACCAAGTTATCAAAGAATACACCGATGAAGCCCTCTCCGCCCGCACTGACGACCGCCCCGCCTTCCAGCAAATGATCACCGATGCCCAAGAAGGGCTTTTTGAAATATTAATTATCCATAAAGTTGACCGATTCTCTCGCAATCGCTACGATGCCGCATTTTACAAAAGGATCCTCAAAAAATCCGGCGTAAAAATATCCTACGTCGATCAGCACCTAGACGATTCCCCGGAATCCGTTATCTTAGAATCCGTTTTAGAAGGCATGGCAGAATACTACTCCAAAAACCTCGCCCGTGAAGTCAAAAAAGGACAAAAAGAAAACGCTCTCCAAGCCAAACACAACGGCGGAATCCCACCCCTCGGCTACGACGTTTCCCCCGATAAAACCTACCTCATAAATCCCGATGAAGCAATCATCGTAAAAAGAATCTTCTCCCAATACGCCAAAGGTATCGGCCTCGGCACGATCTGCACCGAATTAAATGGAGCCGGCTTCAAGACAAAACGAGGCTCCGCCTTCAGCAAAAACGGCCTCTATGAAATTCTCCGAAATGACAAATACATCGGTAACTACACCTACGGCAAATCCAGCCTAAGCGCCGAAGGAAAACGAAATGGCCGCAAGCCCGCACCTGATATGATCCTCATCGAAAACGCACTTCCCGCCATCATCGACAAAACCACATGGGAAATCATAAAAGCCAAATCTAAAAAAAGACAAACCGGAAACCGAGCCAAAGAAGTCTACCTTCTCAGCGGCATCATCAAATGCCCCTGTGGCGCTACCCTAGTTGGCAACCGTTATAAAAATCGTGAAACCAAAAGCTACTCCTACTACCGATGCAACCGCTCCATGCGTACCGGCCAATGCAACCACCCAAAATACCCAAAAGAAAAATTAGAAGAATTAATCATGGACAAAATTCTTCCCAGCATCTTCTCCCCCAAAGCCGCAAAAGGCTTCATCACCACAATTAACAAAAAAATGGCTCAATTCGCCGAGGAAAAACTTGCCCATATAAATACCCTAGAAAAACAAAAAAAGAGCGCCAAAAACAAAATTGAGAGCCTACTCTGCATGATTGAAAACGGCAACACATCCCCAATCTTCGCCCAAAGAATCCAAGACAACGAAAACACCATCCAACTAATCGACCTACAACTACGAAAAATCCAAACCACCATGAAAAAAATCACCCTCACCGAAAACCAACTTCTACAAATCTTCAACAACCTACAAAAAGAAAAAGAACCAGCAGCACTAAAACTACTGGCTCAAACAATAATAAAAACGGCCACCATCGACGGAGACACTATAAACATAGTACTCAACATCAACGGAAGCCGTTTTGGTTTGAAAATGGCGACCCTGCAGGGACTCGAACCCCGGACCTTCTGATTCGAAGTCATCTCGTCGAACCTATACCAGCCGTTGATATTATTGACTTTTTTTGGAGTTCACCCTGTTTTTCTTTTAGTGCCATTTTGCACGGTTTTGTCGCTCTTTAATTCTGGATAGGGGTCAATTTAAGGTGCAAGTTTTGTATATTAATTATAGACGCTTTTTCTTGTATTCTTCATAATTTTTTCTAAACCTTACATAAGCATATATCCCAAAAGGAATTAAAAAAAATCCTTCAATACCCGACTCTGTTACATATAACCGAACTTCCGAAGTATTCTCATCACTCGCTCTAGGTATAGTAAAAACAACCATCACTTCTTTAAAATACCATTCTGATTCGCCGCTGAATATATATTTTTTTTTTATGCTGTCTGCAAATGCCTGTGTTTCACTATACATAAAGTCATTTCTTCTTAGTCGTTCTTCAATCACCTCAACTTCCTGACTTGTCAATTTATCATAATAAACACCAGTCTTAAATAAGCGTTTATCTTTTATTGGTTCTCTACCATTGCCAGCCAAAGAAGGCTCTAATATTGCATTAACAAATTGCTCCATCTTGGCATGCCTAAGCCATAGTGCCGGATTAACGAACATTACCACCAACATCAAACCGAGTAAAATAATTAGTTTTTTCATATTGCGTCACCTTTAATATCCGAGTCGATTTAAAAAATCCTCTGCTGAATAATTAGTTCCCATTTTTTCATTTAAAAACTTTGTTGCAGCTATTATTCCTTCTGGTCCATTACCAAGATACCATGTGTAACTACCACCGGCACCAAATTTCCCACCTGAAAATCCTACTTCTGCTCCTATCTTAGGTGGCCATTCCCAAGCAGGAGCCCAAGCATAATTAACTCCTGTTCCGACGATAAGACCACCGCCCAAAGTAAAACCAGTCATTGCATCTTTCATTTCCGTGGGATCATTTGCCCACGCTATTATACCAAGGCCTGTTTCGAAAAAACCTCCAGTAACTGATTGACCAGCCCCTGCGCCAAAGGTAAAAAATACTTGTCCATATTCATCCATTGATATTTGCCCATCCACTCCAACAGCAAATTTACCTGATACTTTCACATACTTATACCCCGCATTATTAGTCGTTGCACTATCTGCAATTCCTGCTCCTTGATTACCTCCAAGCAAGCCTCCAACAGTAGCAGATATCCACCGAAGTTCATCAAAAGTCAACTCACGACCTTCATTAGCAGCTGATTTTAGAAGGTGATCAACGAGTTGATCTGTTATCATTTTATTAATCGCCGCAGCAGTAAACCCATCACCAAATTTCCCACCATTGATGTCCGCCATAAGGCCACCAATCAAACCATGTAAAATTGCTCTGCGTGGATCTCCCTCTTCCCAGCCCAACTTCTCAATTAGCTTGCCTGTTGCCGTGAACGCCATTTCTCCAAAAAGCGCCGCTGCTTGCTGTTTCTCTAATATTTCTTCTTTATCAAAGATTTTATCTAACGGATTATTCGCATTTTCCGTATCACGACTCAAATCATCAATATCTTGCTCTTGATTTTCTTCGTCACGAATTTCTATCTCTATATTCGGTGAGACTGCGGCACGAGTGGTGCTTTCATCTTCGCCTTCACTTCCAGAGAAATTAGGTGTTACTCCGTTATTCGGATCTGGCCTGCTCGCATTTTGCCCAGGTCTATTTCCACCAACCGGAATCTGTACATTCGCTCCGCTTGTTTCTGCGCTCCACTCAGCTTCATTCTGGACATCATTCCACGAAATCGTTCCTGTACTAATTTTATTCTTATCTTCATCTGCTTGGCTTTCAATCACTCCGCCACCTAGATGGGTATTTCCACCTACATTCAAATCAAGCCCGCCTTCGCCTGCACGGATTGATGCTAGGCTATCATCTGTCACGCTTCTGTAAGTCGAATCAATATTCTGCTCGCTATAGCTACCTGATACACTAGGACGACCACCACCAGGACCCGTGGGGATCGAAAAAGAAAATCCAGCATTCATCTGCTCTTCATGATAATTATCGGTATCTTGAAGACTTATGATATTTAAATCTCCACCAACTTCCATTTCAACCCGATTTCCACTGGCTTGTGAACCAACAATATTTGTATCACCACCAGAAATGATTGTCAAAGTGTCT